TGTATATTTGATATCGTAAACAAAATCATTAGCGTATTCCGAACCAGTTAACCATATTGTAGTTCCTGCTATTACATTTAGTTTTTTAGTATCTCTATAAATAGCACCTATGGTTTGAGCTCCACCCATGTATACTCTACCATGAAAATCACTACCACTTATATTTTCCCAATATTCTAAATCTCTATTAGGATTGATTACTACAGTATTTATTAAATCCTTTACTGTCCTAACATTTGTATCGTAATTACCTATTACAATATTACTATTACCCCCTTGAGTTATTGTATCTTGCCCTATAACTATCGATTTATTTGAACCACTAATTATAGTATTTTCACCACCTATAATTGTTGATAGTGTTGAATTTTTAATACTTGAGGTTGTTGAATATTGAATCGATGATTTGGTTGATGAATCTGTAATACTATTATTATCACCTGTTATACTAACGTATTGACTAAATGATTCAACTACATTACCTGTACCCTGTATATTTACAATACTTGTTTGGTCTCCAACTGTATTATTATTACCAACAGCCATTACCTCATTAGCACCAAAGTTAATATTATTATCTCCTAATGATTTAATTGGTCTAACACCATTAGTATTTTGTGGTGGTAATGCTTTCCATATTACACTACCTGAGGCAATACCCGAATCGTATAATGTTAAATTATCTAATGGTGCTACTTTGCCTAATAAATCTTGATTACCTGAACCTGTTACTGGTAAATTATCATCAACAAAAACATAGGTTCCAGTACCACCGGATCCTAGTGAACCATCATCTAAAGTAACATCAGTATAAGTTCCACCACTACCAGCTCCTGTTCCCCCACTTGTAATTTCATCGTATACTCTTCTTCTAGGGAATTGAAATTTTCTAACTGGTGATTTAATTAACTCAACCTCAATACTAGCTTCTTTAGTTAAATCGAATGAACTAATTTTATTTATTCTGTAGTAATGCCCATCAATGAATATTTTATTATTTAGTTGTATATCCTTTAGTTCCTCAGGATTAAACTTGATATTACAAGTAAGCATTTTAGATTCTGGATCGTATAGACTATTTAAATAAAACGCCCAATACTCATATACAGCATCTTTCTTAACATAATATCCATCTGTAAATACAGGTGATGAAAAATGAACTTGGTTTCTATTATTAAAGTTTAAATCTCTTGATGTTTCAAAATCCGGTGTATTAGCATTTACATCTATTTCTAAGTAATGGAATGAACCATAACTCGTAATTAAAACACTATTACCTGTTGTTTCGTCTTGTATCCAATATCCTTTACCTTTATTTACACCTAAATTATCGTAGGCAGTAACATCTTGTATATCTCTATCACCATTAAAATGTAATATCCTATTATTGAATTTAAATGATGTTTTAGTATCACCTTCTCTTGTATATAAATGAGGGATTATATCAGCATTAGTACCATCAATAGCCATGATGGGTGTGGGTGAAAAAGTATCACCTATTGTTCTTTTACCTGATGTTAAATCACCATCGTCAATATATAATGCTTCACCAAATATCTTTTTATAAGTAGTTTTAGTATATTCGTTTAGTATATCATCATCTTCCTTATCAGCGAATGAAATAACCTTTGATTGGTCATTCATTGTTCCTTTAATAGATTTCCTAACGGAATTATCTATTTTAGATGACCAGTCTACTATTTCACCTCCGTCTACCCACGTATTATAGGGTTCAATGGTAAGGATATTTTTATCATCCTTTTGTGGTTCAATTACTAGATTAAATTTCTCTATCAACCCACCAAGGAAATCTAATACTGTATCCTCTTTACCAAATGATAATGATACATCAATTAATGGTACAATTAATGCTACGTTACCACCAAATGAAGTTGCTATAGATCCTAAATTAGCTGAAGCACCCGTTACTACAGAATTGTCTGATGTTTGTATAGTTTGATTTGTGACTGTTACCTTTACTAAATCACCAGCAGTTAAAACTATAGATTTAAATATTGAAGCAAACCCTAATACGTTTTGTGTTAAATCAACTGAATTATCTACTTCTACCCCATTTACTAATATTTTAGTAGTGAGTCTTCTTAATGTTCCTGCTGATGGAGCAGAACCCCATTGTAATCTAGTTGTAGCATTAAATGAATACGTCCCATCTATTGCGGCTGTATAAACCCCTGTTGCTGGATTATAACCATTACCATTATCAAAATACTCAACTGGGAATAAAGCTGTAGCTGTAGCACCATCTGCTATTACTTGATCTGCTGAACCCGAAAATGTGGTTTGGAATGAATATTCAACTGGTGATTCACCTACACCTCTTTGTGAGTTAGCAGTTGCTAATATAAATAATTTATCAAAATAAGCACTATCAATAAATGATGAAGAATAATTATAATCAACGGTAGCAAATACAGCATCAATTAATGCTTTTACTTTAATACCGGGTTTAAAATCATATATTTCTAATGGGTATTCTTCATTGTTAAATGTAGCATCACCTATTGCTCCGTTAGCTATATTTGTTATTGGAGAACTCGCATAATCAACTAATGGATATACTACGTTACCCCCAGATAAGTTACCAGCCCAGCTCCCAGTAACATTCCCTATTGATAGAGTATGATTTAAACTAGATAAATCTAAATCATTCATTCTTATATTCTCTATTCTAGTATTAAAATCAATTGTTTCATTAACTACTAGAGCCTTATACATCACATATCCCTTATCATCTGTAAGGACATTATTGATATACATTTTACCTGAGAATATTTCGGCACCATCCACCATTACAGAGGCAAAAAACGTATGGTTTAATGCTACAGAGGGGTCGGAACCTAAATCAAATATATTACCAAAGAAATTATTATTAATTTGACTTCCTGGTAGCATGAATTCCTGAGATGAAATACCGAATACTTGTCCTATATCTCCTGACTCAATAGCAGATACATCACATAGCAGTTCAGCTGATTGTAATACATCTAAATCTGCTACGTTCCCAAAATTGTCTTTACATCTAATTATAACCATTATAGTCTAGCTGTGTTAGTATTTGCGTATTGATAGTTTACAGTATATCTAAATAATTTCTGTGTGCGTGGATTCATTTTCTCTGTTACACTTGTGTCTGTTAGAATTACCGGGAAATACGCGCCGTCGGGTTGTTGAACATACACGTTTGTGCTGTAGAATAGTTCGCGCATATTATCCGCGTCTACCTGCGTTAAATAGTCGGTTTCGGCGGTGCGATTTTTAGTAATACGATTTTGGAATTGAGTATTGCCTCTTCTCTCGTTATTATACGCTACAGTATTGGTAGCTGAGAAATCAACAAATGATTGTTCGTATTGTTCTCTCTCAATTGTTGCTGTAGTAGATTGTGCTAAACTGAAATTATAATAATCCCAAACACCATACTCATTCTTCCAAGCAAATCTAACACCATCGTATCCACAATTTTTATTTGTAACATCGAATCTATAAACACCCCAAACCCCATCATAATTAGGTGATCTATCAGTTGCTTGAGCTGTAAATTCTGCTGTATAATATGCTAAATCACTATCTAAAGTAATTCCGGCATCTACTAAATTAGCAGGACCAACTGGGAAATGAGTTAATCGCGTTGATGCGTCTTGTGAAGTATAAACTGAACTCCAATCTTCTGTATCTACTGTTCTTAACGTTAAATTATAAATTATATCTGTAGAACCTATTACACCAGCTGAATCATATTGCTTAAAGGTTACTGCAAATACATCTTGTGCTCGTGTTGAGCTATTATTAGCGCCTAGTAAATTACCATTTAGTAATGATATAGTATGGTAATCTTCTAATCTAATAGATGAATTATTAAATTCCGTTAATCCATATTGGTATAAAAATGTTACATCGTCCATAGGATCTTCCTCAGCATATTTAGAACCACTATCCCAATTCCAATTTACTTGGTTTTGTGGATTCAATACTCCATCTAAAAGATAAGTATAATCACTACCTGAAACATTAGGGTCACCTGCAGCGTCTGGGTTTTCACCATTATATAATGTAGTATTTCCTGTTACTGAATCACTAAATTCCTCACCGAATCTAATTTCAAATTGTTTAGCTGAACTAGTATTAGAGGTTGCTAATGAAATATCCCATACTGGATCTGTAGGACCCATATACGATGATAATAACATTCCTAAATCAAATACACCTGTATTGTTTGGATTAGGTTGTTGTTTTATTCTCTGTAATAAAGTACCACTATCATCATTTATGTCACAAACAAATCTGTATTGGTCTGCTGACGATGAATTCGAGGTAACAGCAAATATTAAATTGCTATCACTTATATTTGGTGAGGTTGAACTCTGTCTTATTGTAATTGCCATTATATTTCTCCGTAGTTAAATTCTATGTTTTCATCTATATCAAGTGCTGTTGCTATACCAATGTTCTCTAAATTTCTTTGTATAACATTATCTAACGATACTTGGATAAATGGTTTTGGTTTTTTAAATCGTTGTCCCTTCTTCTCTATGTTTTTAGCAATTGCCCAAGCAAATTGTATTGGAGACATAGCTTGTGGAACTGATATACGTTTTTGTTTAATCCACTCCGTAATAGCCTTAACAGGTGGCATTCCACCTTTCTTACGTTCTGCTCCATTGTCAACGTATATACCATATTCGGGTAATGTAATAGGTAGTACGATGCCATTTTTAGTTACTGTTAATTGTCCTGGAGTGATTTTACGTGCTAAGTTACCTGTTACAACGGAATTATTATCGAATAATCGATCAACCATTTCCTCTACTACTAGAGTTCCAATGTCACTCATTTCGAGCTGTAGATTAGGATATGTTAGCTCTTTAGCCATTATGGTAATTGGGGGTATGTACAGTAATTGAATATACCTGCTTGTGTTACGTTTATTTGGCAAACCCAACCATAAACTCGATCATTGAATGCTTCATTAACTGGGGTCATATTTGACATCTCAACATCAAATCCATTTTGGTCTTGTGGTGGTACTGGTCCGTAGTTAATATAAGATAAAACATCATAAATGTATTGCTCTGTATTCGATTTAACTTGTAGTGGTGACTGATTACTCAATTTAGGAACATCTAAAGCATATAATTCAAATGTTAGTGTTCTTGTGTTTGCTGTAATACCGGGTGAGGCTAGTGGGCGTAGGAATACAAATGGGTATTTAATATTCTGGGAATTAGCGTCTAAATAATCGATAGCACCTTCAGCAAATGTCTCAATCGCAACGTGCGCTGTACATGCTTGCTCAAAATAACCTACTATTTGTTCGTATGTTGATATCGTATTATTCATTATCTAATTTTATAAGTTCTTTCTTGTTGTTTACGTCTCTGTTCATCTCTATTGTTTTTATCTTGCTCAAATGCTAAATAATTAAGAACAAATACAAAATTTAAGTCTGTAATAGCTTGTTGTCCTGTGATGTGAAGGATGGATGTTGAAGCGAGGTAATAAAAAGTTTCAAACCATCCCCAATGTTTAGAGAAGCCATTTGCTTGTTCATTTCTTTCATCGTCTTCTTCCTCTCGCTGCTGTCCATCGAAGAGAGTTGTGAATTTACTAAGTACGAGTTTCCTAGAACTAAAAAAAAACCCAACGCACCTAATGCCATTGTAGCTGGGATAACAGATAATTTTTCAGCGTTATGAATTCTTTCCTCACTATCGTAATCTTCAGTGGTATAGTATTTAAATAGATTCTCAGCATCACCCAATGCTATTTTATAGGCATTTTTGAATGCCCATTTTATTCCACTAAATCTATCTTTTACGATTGGACGATACAATATAGCTAGTATTTCTTCAATGTTTTCATACGGTTTAACTGCGAGTCGCTCTAAATCCACATACTCACCCAACGTCATTTTTGTCATCGATGTATAGCCGTATTTTTTACCATCCAACTCAAATATAGGGTAGAATTGGGGGTCTAAATCCTGTAATGACTCTAACACTTTAGCATACACTTGAGTTAATGCTGGTAATGTCCAAGTTCTAATTGTTTTCTCTTCTACACCACCTAACAATGCTACTAATTTAGTCATCTTCTTAGATTCACTTAGGTGCTCCATTGATGTAAATTGCTTCCATTGCTTAATGGATAGATATTCTGGTATGTCTAGTTTTATTTCCATGGTGATAAATATATGGGGGATTAAAAATTTCCTCGGTACAGAAATGCCCCCTAATGGGGGGCAAATCAAAATAGATGGTCTAAATCTATTATTTATTTATTTTATTAAATTCTCTACTTTTCTATCCCATTGTTCGAATAGTTCTTCATAATAATTAAAAACATCCTCATGGAATATCTCGTTTTTAATTACTTTTCCTAATTTATTAAACACATGCTGGATTAAATCTTGATAATCTGCAACATTAATATTGTCATATTCATCAGTTCCTTCAACTGAAACATTCATTAACATACAATCAACTATTTCCCTTGCAGTTTTATTTAGTCTATCAAAATTGAATAATGAAGCAACCATAGCATCGTGTTTAATATCTTCATTCCATTCCCATTCTGATTCAGCTTTAATTAAATCCATTGGGTACTTCATAACACTTTTTTCTACTTCGATTCTCCACATTACGTGTGGTTGCATAGATGCATCTGCTTGTAACTTAAAAATCTCTAACTTTGTCATAACCTTTATTTTTATTATTATACCGTGAATATACGAATTTATTTTTGGGTAGCCAAACCCCCCCGCATATGTTTTAATATTAGTCCATAATCTGGATTAATTTAGAGTCGCTACATTTGAATTCATACATAGCATTACGTTGTTCATCTGTTAATGGCATTCCTAAAACAGACATATACATAATTTTGGTTAGGGCTTTGAATTTATCCAATCCCTCAATCGTATGAACCCTACCTTGTGCATCGTAAACACCCGCTGAACCTTTACCTGTTACATTATCAAAATCATAATAGGAAACATACCCCAATTCAAACATTTGAGTTAACATGTTGCCAACTGCTTGTGTAACTCCCTCCCATTGGAGTGAATTTTTGAATGCGAATAACGTCATTGGGTGAATTATATTACCCATTTTGTATTGCTCATCATTCATCAACTCATTACATGATGGGAATAACTTATTTACTTTACTAATTGCTTGCTTACTCATAACCTTTATTTATTTAACTATTTGTGGCATTATTGCCGTTCTTATTAACACGTGAATATACGAAATATTCCTCGGTTCTCCACATCTCTTGTGGGAGATGTTATTATAGATTCTCAACATCCTCTTTTTGTTCATCTGTAAGTTCAATGTTAAATGTCTCTTCAATCAAGTCAAACAAATCACTCCAAAAACCATCGCAATCATCCATATCCTCTTCATCTCTTGGTTCTTCTGAATCTTCCCAGTATGTAATTTGGAATTTTTCAATTAAACTAACTACTTCTACACTTTCAACATTAAACATAACCTCTATTTTTAATTATTTAATTAACAACTTGGCTTCGCGCCTCATTTACCCTGTAAATATACGAACAAATCCTCGGGTAGCCAAATATCCACGCAATTACTTACAAAAAAAAGGTGCCGCAGAACGCGACACCTAGAGAGGGATGGAAAACAATGAACGATATAAACTAAACACGTAGCCCTCTCGTTTAATACATATTTGGTTTTACTCCACCACCTATATATAATTTACCTTTAGTCAATCCTATTTTAGTTCGTGCCTCATTAGCCAGCATTAGAGACATAACTGTATCATCAAAAAATCCACTTGGAGCTGAAAACGTCATAGTTCCAGTAGCATTCATTTTATAGCTATATGCGTTTAACTCATTATACAAGTGTGGGAAGAAATCCTTAGATGGTAATTCCAATTTCATCTCCTGAATATCGTAGATTAATGAACGTATACCATCCGTTTTATTTGAATTGGTAGTAGTCCAATCTCTTATTTTCCTGATTTCCTTATTGATAATCTCAAATACGGGTAATCCCGGGCCATTAATTTCACAATACCCTCCAGTAACTTTATATCGTTGGAGGGTGGTGATAAATTGTTTAGCAATCTCTCCGTAAGAGGTTCCATTGACTCTATCAACAAAACATACTCTTCCTGTTTCATCAATAATGGTGAGTACAGAATAATCGTGTTGCAAGCCAAGATCAATGCCTGCAAAATATCGTTTTGAGGGTTGGTATTGGGTCCATCCATTCATATTACATATTATATCTACACCACTAAATACATCGTTACCCGATTCACTAAATTGAGCCAAGTATTCCTGCTTAAATATTTCCGGTGGTAATGATTTAGCTTGGTCGTCAATAAATTGTTGGGAAATATACGGGTTATCCGTGGATATACCGCGGAACGAAATATATTCACTACCTCCGTCGCTACCACGTAGGTAAGCGTTATAGAACCAATTCTTTGACTTAGG